CTCCTCCAGGTTGCGGGTGCGCGGAAAGACTTCTACGCCTTCATAGTCATAGGGCTTTTTGATGCCGTATTGATCGGCCTGATGCAGCAGGACACGGCAGGTGTGGCCGCGACTGATTAGGAACTTGGCCATGTTGTGGATGAAATATTCACCTCCTCTTGGGTTCAACCCGTGGCGCCCGACCTACTTAAAGACCGGGCGCCACGGGCAATTGTGGGTTGGAGGATAAAGGTGTACTGAAAACAGGAACTTAAGCGGCATAGGTATAACTTTTATTTTCGCGAATTCTTTTGCAAAAAACCTCGAACGATGTAATTGCGGGAGAATGATTGTATGCCTCGCGGGCGCTCCCGTAGAAAACGCCAGTCTCCAGATGCAATACAATTTTTGATAAATGATTTTCCTCCCCTCTCGGAATTCTTCGCAACCCCATTGCATTTGCATGAATCTGATTCTCGGAATTGTCGCACCATGCAAGATTTATAGCCCGGTTATCGTCTTTTATCCCATTTAGATGATTCACCTGTGGTAGATTTTGAGGATTTGGGATGAAATGACCAGCCACCAATCGGTGTACTTTGAAGGTGACAAACGGCTCCGTCTTTGACTTCCATAGGCGAATTCGCAAATATCCTTTTTGATCATGATGAGGTCGAAGCGGCCTCGCTCTCTTCATAATCGCTCCCCATCTATTTATAGATGACCTTCCTAAACTTCTGACATTACCTTGATCACTTATTTCAAAAAGTCCTTCGTAGCCATTGACTGGCTTCCATTTTTCTTGTATCATATAACCATTGCTATTTCAGGATAAATATCTTTTGCCATGTCCTGCGGATTACCCCACGCCGCACCAAACCAGTTCGACGGACAGATAATTCGCTTTCCTTCCTGATCTCCCAGGATTGCCGCCATGAGCGAGAAAGACGAATTGCCCGTGATAAAATGCTTGCATGCTTTCATCAACCGGAAGTCATCGATATAACTGCGGCCTTCGGATAGATACATATACCCCAATCCTTTCAGCATGTCATAGGCTGCTTGTGGTTCATCAGAGAACACTTTGAACGGTTGATCTCTTGGAAATTGTCGGATGGCTTTTTCGTAATATTCCAATCCTAAGCGAGGGTGAAATTTATTATCGTAATCTCCGAGCCTGACATGGACGGCGCAATCCATATTTCGTGGCGCCTCTTCTTTCATGGTGAAATAATGCCGGATGATCGGCAGGCAGTGATTGAAATACTTTTCACTTTGCATGTGCCCGGAAAGGCTCACATTATCCAGAACTTCTAAATTATGATGCCATCCCCAGGAGATCGGGAATTCGGGAAGTTGTATATCTGTTGTCGGAAGTGGATTTAGGAAATATTTCTGTAGGTCAATATCTTCGGTAGATCCGAAGCGTTCTTTATGATCATGGTTTTTCCACTCGGGGAAGGCATAGGCATACCCGTGCTTTGTCGCAATACCTATGGTACTGGCGATCTGAAATAATTGATTGGCGAATCTGCCGTAATGGCCCAGCGGCCCGTAGATGATCATGCGATGCGTTTTATAGCATCGGCGATCTCATATTCATTTTATAACCATGCACTATTAAAGTACTCTTCCGCATTTACTACCCCGTCTCCGGTAATCTCGGGAAATAGTTTGCGGTATTTATCCAGGATAAAAATGCAATTCCCGTTATGACACAACAGGAAATACCCTTTCTGAATCCCCAATTGCACCATGCTGGAATAACTTGATCCTTCTTTACCCGGCGTCATGAAAACTCCGGGAGGTTTGGAACTATTGATCTCAATGATCACCACATCGGCTTTACCCTGATAGGCTTCCCAGACATTGTAATCGTCGTTATCTATATCGATGGAAAGTAAGTTCAAAGACTGCGGCAGTAGCGTGTTGACGTTCTCGGCTGTTACCGGGCCGAAGTATAATTTCACACCTGGTAGGCTCATCGTGTTGTCAATAAGCGTTTTGGCGTGTTGCGGATCGGCTTCCAGTAAAAGACCCGTCCATTCGCTTTCCAATAGCAGCCGGACATTGCTGCAGTATTTTCCATCATGCGCCCCGAATTCCACACAGGATCCTTTGGTGATCTTCAGGCGGCGGAAGACTTCGGACAAGATGCCGTCTTCTCCGTTCTGGCTGTAGATGTTGGTGGCGTATTTAGTGAGGAAGGATTTCATGGATGATTAATTTTATAATAACAGTTCTCGCAAAATTTATTTTCGGTCCATGAAGTCTTCGAGCCAATAGTAACCCCTAGACAATACATATTTCCATAAATGGGGTCGTTACAGGCACTGCAATGAGTGCTGTCCCCGGGTTCTTTCGCCCACTCCATTTTTACCTCCACTAATATGGCCGGTTTTTTATCCATCTTTTCTCCTCCAATTTTCCCAGACGAATGGAACGCGCCAGGTTAGTTCGTGGGTTTCGGATAGAGACTCGGCGATGTCCGCGTATGCCTTTTCATAGTCCATTCCGTCAACTATATGGAATTGTACTTGAAAATTCTTTACATTTTTCGCCAAATGCATGAAAAGTATGTACGACATAATCCTATATTCCGCTCCCTCGATATTGATCTTCATCAACGCTATCTCCTTGTTCAGGAAGGGCGCAATATTGACGCACCGGTAGGTGCTTTTATTACCACTCTTTTCAAATGCCGATGTATAATAGTATTGGCCGCCCATTTCAATTTCGCCATCTTCGGTGCCCGCTGCCCGATTATCCAGCGCGTCGAAACACTCCACATAACACCCATACCGACGGTGGATCTCATTGGCAAACTCCCGGCGATAACTTCCCAGGTCCAATACGATATCTTCCGGCCGAAGCGGGTATTCGTATCGGAGGTGTTCCATATCTTTTTCTTGCCACTCAGCGAGGGCGGGTCCGAGGGTTACCATAGTTTAATACTCGTGGTTTCTTCGTCGATGATGATTTAATAAAGTAGGGTATCGATCTTCAGGATGTTGGTCTTTCAGGAAATGGGCGGATGTCGTTGGGAACCAGTGTAACCGGTAACCATACTTAATTTGCAAATTTGTGAGAATTGCCTGGTCGTGCCTATGTTCGCTGAACGTTGGAATGTTTGGCAGCTTACTTGGTTCATTATCCACCATTCCGGGGACCAAGCTCCAGGCATACCATTCCTGTATAAATTTACGAGTTTCCGGGGTGACGCGGACAAAAAAAGTGGACGCTTGGACTTGCTTAACATTCCAGTCCTCCAATCGCCCCGAAGTAAAATAGACGGCCGGCAAAATCGTTGCCGTGCAATCCATCTTACACCAATCAATATGCCGCCACCCATTGGAAAAGAACAAAATATCCTGGTCCATGCAGTTGATTGCCTGCCGCATGTCGCTGATCCATTCATTGCCGGCGTCACAATATACCAATACATCGCCGTCCTGCAGTTTACACATCTCCCGGTGAACGATATAAGGCTTCCAGCACCAAAATCCAAAACCCCTTTCTTGCTTCAATAATTCCGCGTGTGTTTCCTTGAACTCTGCTGATAAATCTCCGGGCGTCCAAATGCTATAACTATCCGCGCCGTTGCGTTGGGCGGACTGCGCGCATAGGTTGGCGCTGATGGTCATGCGGTCATCGGTGAAGGTGCAGAGGTGGATCATTGCGCCATCATTTTATTTCCCCATTCAAATGCCCCGGTATAATCTGCCATATGCCCCCATAAATCCGAAATGCCAGGCCTCTGCCAAGCAATCATCGGATTCACCACATAACAATTATGCCGGTCCAGGATGTTCCTGGACAGCCAATCATCGTACATCTGATATTCGGTAACGGGATATTCCCGGACGATGGTTTCAATCACAGGACGCCGATACGCAATAGCGTGACTTGTCCAGGCCCGCCGGACTCGGTATAGCTTATTCGTCCAGTCGCATTTCGTAGGTGGATTTTCTTTGATGCCGAAAACCCCTTCTGTGATATTGGCGCCCAGGTAAAGGATATCCCAATTTGCGGGCAGGGCATCGATGGACAGTTGCAGGAACTCTGGATTGCGAAATACGACATCATCTTCCAGGGCTAATAAGGTATCGCTGGAGGAAGATAAAAATTGCCTCAGCATTCCATACTGACTCAAACAAAAACTCTTGTACGGCTGATCCGCCGGGATAGACGCGAACCGTTCCACTTGCATGCCAATGCGGGCAAATTCCTCCTGCGCTTGCTGCCAGCGATCCGGGCGGCTATCCTGGTTCAGGCAGTAGATTCTATCGAAGTATTGGTTCATTCAATCGCTATTTTACCGAACTCAGCCACCTGGGCGAGATATTGCTTATAGGTGCTTTGCGGTCCATACATGGCAGCAAATATTTGTCGAGTCGTTACACCAAGATCTTTTAAATACATGATCAGTGTTTCAGGATTGCGGGTAATACCCGGGAAGGCAGGTAAGCCACTATCGTCAATATCCCTAACGAAGTCTTTCAGCCAGGATACGTAGGCGGTTGATTGAAACGCTGTGAGAAAAATATTACCGTCGATCTTCAAAAACCCGACACTTTCGTTGAGTTTTTTCCGGCGGATTTGCTTTTCCGTTAGGATGCGTCCAGGCATAACAGGCGCTCCTTTCTCCGCCTTCATCAATCGCGTTGCGATATATTGGTCCATACAAAAGAAAAAGCCGGCTGCTGATTCGTGGGTCAACCTCCGGCCTTTTGGTTTACTTGAATAAACCGTGTGCGCCCACGAATCGGACACGGCTTATAACAAAGATATAGATATTATCTATGAGTTTCCAAATCTGATCGAGAGAAAAAAGGGCGGTCTCTCACAACCGCCCTAAGTTCTTTCCTAATCTTTTGAAACGCTGCCTGGAAAGGAAGCGAGTTACTATGAATATGAGGCTTTCGCCGAATACCAGTGCGTAAAATCCCGCTGCCGCTTATGCGTAGATAAAGGCATCGGGGCGAAGAATCGCCAGACCCACACGAGCTTCAATTTTCGCAGTGATCAAGTTCCGCTGAACGTTGTCGCTGTCCTGCTCGTAGAAGTTGACGGACAATCCTTCTGTTTGGATGATGGCTGCTTTGCTGAAGTCGCCCACCAGCGTTTTGCCGGCAGCCATGTTGTTCTGCGCGATCAGCGGTACACCCACGATCAATACAGTGCCGTCAGGCGCGATTTCAACGCCACCAGGGATACTGTAGTTCTGCGGCTTGGTGCGAAGAACAGCAGACCATTTCGTGGCCGTGGTGACGATGGCGCTGGCGTTATAATCATTGGCCATCAAGTTCGCGATCCACTGAATGTAATCTTCCGCCGGGACGTTGGTTCCGGTGTTGGTTGGATCACCTGTGGCTGCACTACACAGAGAAGGCAGGAAGATGCCGGACTCTGTACGCTTGTAATCTTCCACCAACTCACCTGCGACGAAACTCTGCAGGAAGGGAAGATCCTGGGCCATCTGTTTGGCGAACCGAACAAAACCGGCCAGGTAGTCCGCCGTTACCGTTACTTCCGTCAGCGCATAGTCCACCTGTTGCTTCACGGAAGCGTGTGTAGTTTGCTGCGCCAAAGAACCCTGACCGACCGGCGTATTTTCCCGGTAGAACTTCCAAGTACCGGTGGCGCTATTGATCACAGGGATCAAATCGCGGATATTGATCTTCCGACGGCCACGGATAGCGGGCTGCAGGTCGTAGGTAGCTACGGTATTACCGGTCAGGTTCGAAGCGGCGGTCATGTTGCTGGCCGACTTGTTTTCGATATCCAGGATAACAGCGTTTTTCTTACCTACCTTCTCGATCTCGGAAAAATGCTTCTCGAATTCATCAGAGATGATTTCAGCGGCTTTCTTTTCCACCTGGCCACCGTCTTTGAATCGTCCGCTGCGGGCTTTTAGGGCCTTGACTTCCTCGCGGATCTCATCGAGGGTTTTGCCTTTTTTGCCCAATTCCTCATTCAGTTCTTTTACTTTGTCTGAATGTTCCTGCTTAACTTCATCGAGGAATTTTTGAAATTCTGTCTTCTGGGTTTGGAGGGCCGTTTTGGTCTCATCCAATTCCCGGCGATATTCTTCGCCTTTTTTTTCGACGGTCTTACCAAGACCGTCGATTGCTTCTAAAATTTTGTCGCTCATTGTCCTAATGCCATTTGAGTGTGAAGTAATTTGATGCGGGAGAGCACTGTATTTTGCTCTCCTTCCAATACTTCGTTCGGGTCGCTGGCATCCGGCTCATCGTCATGAGTGGTTGCGGTATCGAAACCTGCAACGAGGGATTGCAGAACTTTGACGTCCTGCAAAAGACTTTTTATGGTTTCATCTGACGCGGTTGTATTGCGGCAGAACTTTTCAATCTTGTTGATGCGGGCCTTCAATTCCTCCAAATCAATACCCGCCAGGTTCTTTTGAACAGATCGAACCTTGCTCAGTTCGTTCATACCCCAGTCCGTTAAAACAGAGAACTCCCGCTGGTTCACTTCCAGCAGTTCCCGTATCTGTTCTCCCTTAACGTCGATGAAGTTTTTCTTTTCCACCCGGTAACCGAAAGAGGCATCGGTAATAATACCTTCATCCATCATTTTGAGGGTATCTTCTCCGAGGGTGTGTGTGCCAAGGAAGGCTTTAGCAACGGCCTGGTTGTTGTCATCGTAGAACTCCAATGCTTTGCCGGGGGCTTGCGAAGGATCGTGATTGAGAAAAAAGCGGATATCTGATTTGCGTTCTGTCCACGACTTTTTAAAGGCACCGGGGCGGAGGATATCTTTTCCTCGATCAATGTTGTTGTAGGTAGCGAAGGCGATATCCGCAGTGCGTTTCCCCTTGTCGACTCCCTTCAATTCAAATTGTATGCTTTTGTACTCCACCGTTATGTTGTTGCTTTTAATAGGTCGCGGCGGTGGGCATCATATTCGACATAAAATTATGACTTTTTCGAATTGATAGACAAAATCTATCAGAATATTTTTCTCATCGAGCGCCTCTATTGACAGAAAGGCGATTGATGAAACTCAATCCCTGCGTAGTTTTCCGCATTATCTTACCATTGTGATCGCGTTTGGCGAAGAAGCCTTGCGTACATCTGCAGTTGATCGTTTGTTCGGGTGGCCCATCTGGATCACCGGGGAACATTAAGCCGTTGGAGTATGGCTCATCCAATCCCTCTCGTTCGCCGTCTACGCCGGCATGGGTATGCGCTCTACGCGTTCTATTGTCTTCAATGGCGATCCATTGTTTCTCCATGACCACCTCTTCTTCATCGGCGGCAGCCGTTTGTGTAAAGTTGACGGCCCGGACAGTTTCGGTTCGTACAATGGTGCGCGCGCGATACTTTGTCAGGTCCTCATCTTCCAATGCTTTGACTGTCTGATCCACCCCCCATCCTTCCGCGATAGCTTTATCCAGGACCGCATTCACCTGGTCGATGGTTGTTTGCGCAATCGGCAACACTACTTTTTCCAGCAGGTATTTATTGAAGTAGTTGATCACCTCATCGATAAAATCCTGGTTGAATCCAAAAGCCGCTTTCATGGTCGGCTTGTATTTCCGGATGGCCAGCTGGGCGGCATGGCGGTAAAGGTCTTTCATGAGCTTACCTAATTCCGCATTGATCAAATCCCCGTGAATCCCTCCCTGGGCGGCGCGGACGCCATGCACTTTA